CGCCCCAAAATCCCGGTACATCTGCGCCTGGATGCCTTCCAGGAATTTTGTCCGCGCCTCTGTGGGGATTTCCTGGGTATAGGGCTTCACCGGCGTTTCGCTGTCGGCCACGGCCATATGCAGGAATTTGATCTGATCCCGGAATTTCTGGATGTCCTTTGTCGTGGTTCCCATGGCATCGCTGATCAGCCAATAGATTTCTGCGCAATCCTGCAAATCATTGGCAAAGCCGCTGTTGATCAGATCGTATGCGTCAATCTGCTCTTTCATGCCCACCAGCGTGCTTTGCTTGCGCTTGCTGCCGTACAGGGGTACGATGGGCAGGGCGCTGTAATTGCTTTCGCCCACGATAAACTCCCCGTCAGCGGCATTTTGCGCCACCTGCTGGCGGTATGCCTGTTTTGCCTCGTATTCGGCCAAATCCAGGCCCCTGCTTCCCGCTTTGGTGCGGTACTTGGTAAATCCATCGGGTTCAAAAAGGACGGCTGTAACGGGCTTATTTTGCCAATCCAGCGACCAGAAGCGGATGCCGCCCATCAAAGTGCCGGTATCCTCATCCAGCAGCGGGCAGAACTCGGTCATCTTGAACTCATGCACCCGATCCACGTTCCAGAAGAGATAGCTGACCTGGTGGATCAGCGCGTCATAGGCGGCATTATACAGCACGGTATCAAAATCCTTGCCCATCCGTTCCTTGGTGGTATCCACGGTCACGGTGCTGCCATCCCGCCGCTGCTCTTTGCGTTCATTGGCAAAGGATATGCCATTGCCCAGGCTGTATGTGCAGCGGGCGGTATTGAGCCGGTGGAAAAAATTGCTGGCGATATGGTTATTGCTGGCCGTGGTATCAACGGCCTGTGTACCGGCGGCGGTATAAATCCAGCGGACAAACCTGTTGATGGTGCTGTTGCGCTGCCTTTCGTACAGATCGGCATCCACGGCGGTCATGTATTCCGCGCTGCTGCGGTACTCGTTGATGGCCCGGCGGATGAAATCCAGCTTATCGGGCGCGGCCAAATAGTCCTGCCATGTTCTCAATTGTACACACCTCCAAACGGCGATTGATAGGCGTCCCCGCCCTTTTTGTCATAGTATCTGCAAATCACGCTGGCGCTGTCCGGCGCGTCATCGTGTTCCGCATCCTCGGTGTAATCCATGATCTGGGCCAAATACTCCTGATCGGTGCCTTTGAGCCAAATGATGTTATCCCACCATTTGCGCAAAAAGCTGCTGATCTTGTAATACTTGTTTTCCTTCTCGTGGTACTTGCGGGCTGGCTGGCCCTTTTCCACGATCTCCCGGGCCAAAAATCCCTTATCGCCGTTATCTTCGCATAATACCGGGCCGCACATCAGCCGCTCCGCTTCGCTCAGGCAATAATCCAGCACCGTATCCGCATGCCGCTGCCACATTTTGCCGTACATGTACAGGGTATCGCCCACGCGCTTGCCGCATGTAAAGGCCGTGTAGTCCTCGCCGCCATAGGCCGCATCGATGTGCGCGATGCCGTCCCGCAGCAGTTCCGGCTTGTCCGTAAACTTCGGCGCCGTAGTGAACAGCGCGTTCTCGCTGGCAATGTGCTGCAATTCGTAGTTTGCCGCGAACAGGCTCGGGGCCATGCTGCGCCGCTTTTCCTCGATCAGCGCCTCGCTCATGATGCCGGTATGGTAGCAGTCATAACGCTGCACGTTGGGCATCAGGGTGCTGATCGCGTCCTCTTTATGCCAGGGCGTGCCGGTGTTGATGATCCGCCCGCCATGACTTTTGACGTTGATCAGCTCTTGATAGATCAGCTTCACCCGCTCCCGCTCGGCCCTGCTTTTGCGGTCTTCCAAATTGACGATATCATCCGTAAAAATACGGTCATAGTGCTTGCCGGTGATGCTGGTGCCGCTGCCCAATCCCAAAAGCTGGCTGGTACCGCGTGGGCTGTCGTTGTAGCTGGTGTTGATCTCGGTATCGGTGCATTTCAGGATTTCCAGCGGCTTTCCCATGATCTGGGTTGCGGCGTAGGCAAATTGCTCATTTTGCAGGATTTTTCCCACCTGCCGGATGATCTCTTTTACATCCGTGTCCGTTTTGCGCATGAACAGGCAGGATAGGCGCGGCAGCGTGGCGATATACATGGCCAGCACCACAGACACGCAGGAGGTCTTATAGCTCAGGCGGTGGGCCAGTAGCGTCATGTCATCATGCCCGTACAGCATTTGCCGCATCCATTCGTTGTGCAGACGCCCCAGATCGTTAAAGCCCACCATGCGGCCCACGCGGGCGGGTTCATCCCGAAAAACGCGGATATAATCTTCCCGCGTCACAGCGGGTCACCGCCGAAGAGCGCCTTTTCCACGCTTTCGATCACATCCGGGGCCGGGGTGGTGACGGCCACCTTTTCCACGGGCTTTTCGCCTATCGTGTCCCGGATGATCTCAAATGCGCGGTAATTGCCGCTGATGGCCTGTTTGATCAGCGCGGCGGAGATCGCGGCCTGTGTTGGCATTACGCGCCCGGTGTTTTTGTCCGTCACTTCCTCGCCCAGCAATACCAGCAGTTCTTCCCGCAGCGTCTTGCGCTCCTTTTGCACCTGCTTACTGCGCTTCCCGCCCTTGCGTCCTATTTCCCGCGCTCTATCGCCCGGTTCAAACGGCTTTCCCCTCGGTAACGGTTGCCCGTTGATCGGCGATACGGGCCTGTTTTTGGTATCGGATATAAGTCCTCAGCTCCTTTTCCATACGGTGTATCTGCCGCCGTAAATCCTTCGCGTGGATCGGCCCAGCGGTCAATAGCTCGGCCTTGGCGGCTTTAAGTTTTGCTTTATATTCAGCGAATACATCATGCATCCAGCAGCACCGCCTTTTCGCCGGTAAAGTTCTCCCATCGTTTAATAATTGCATCCACATATCGTGGGTCAAGCTCCATCACATACCCGCAGCGCCTATCCTGTTCGCATGCCATAATCGTTGTGCCGCTGCCTCCGAACAAATCAAGGACAATATCACCGCCCTTTGTGTTGTTCTTTATCTGATAATCAAAAAGTCCAACGGGCTTCATCGTCGGGTGGATATCGTTCCTTTGTGGCTTCGCATAGTCAATTACTGTTACTTGCTTACGGTCAGAGGCCCATAAATGCCCCGCTCCGTCCTTCCACCCATAAAGGCAAGGCTCATGTTTCCATTGGTAATCCTGGCGGCCCATAACCATGCTGTTTTTATTCCAAATCAGGCATTGCCGGACAGTCCATCCGGCGTCCTTGCATGCTTGCCTGAAGTTCAGCCCCTCGCTATCAGCATGCCATATATAAAACACCGCGCCGGGCTTCATGACCATGTTTGCCGCTGTAAACGCATCTGTGAGAAACTGGCGAAAGTTTTCATCGCTTTGTTTGTCATTTATGATTTTAAGTTTCTCTTTTGTACCGCCTTCGTAATCCACATTATAGGGCGGGTCTGTCACAAGGATATCCGCGCTGCGCCCGTCCATAAGCGCTTTCACATCGTCGATAACCGTTGCGTCCCCGCACATCAGCCGATGCCGCCCCAGTTGCCATATATCGCCGCGCTTCGCTATGGGGGTTTCCTGTATTTCCGGGGCTTCATCTTCGATGATGTTAAATTCGTCCACGCCCCCCCCTATTTCTGCATCCCCGAAATCAAAGTCAAACCCTTCAAAGTCCAAGTCCTCGATCTCCACGTTCAGCACGTCAAAATCCATCCCGGTTTCGGCGTTGGTCTGGTTGTCAGCGATCCGCAGCTCCCGGATATCCTCGTCCGTCAGCTCGTCAGCGGTTTTATCGATCACATGATACGGCATTTCGCATCCGATCTTCAGCGCGGCCAGCCTCCGCCCGTGGCCGATCACCAGCACGTTATCGGAGGTAATCACGGTGTCCTGCTGCCAGCCGAAGCGGCGGATGGAGTTCACGATGTTCTTGATCTGCTTCTCGGTGTGCTGCTTTGCATTGCGCTCATAGGGCGTCACCGCTGCCGGGTCGATCCATGCGGCGTATTTGCTATGGTCAAATGCTTTGCTTTTCATTTCTCCTCCTTTACGATTGCCAGCTTATAGCCCTCCGCCAGCAGGAAGGGCAATCCCTTTGATAATCGGCAATCCTTTGCGGCATACATGCGGGCATAGGTCTGGCCGTCATCCTTGTACCCGGCCATGCTGGTGATGCTCAGTTGGCTCACCCGCTGGGCGTAGCGCTCCCTGTCCACAAAATCCACAAAATCAACGGGGGTTTCCACCAGCTGAATGATTTTATACACCTCTATTATCCGCTCCTTTCTGCCGCAAGGCACACACAAAAACGTAAAATTTACGCTTGCTCCCATCGGTATTCCGCGTTATCATCGTTTGCTTCCGCATCCACCATGATCGCCTGTGCGCACTGCATGGGATCGTCGCAGTAGGCCAGTACGGTTTCAGCGCCGTTCACGGATTTGTATAGCGTGTACATGGTCAGCCCTCCGCCTTCAATTTCTTTTCGTAATAACGCAACTTGCGCTTGAACCAGCGGATGTTTGCTTTCACGTTCCTTTCCTGCAATGCTCTGACTTCCGGCTCGTCAAACCAGCCATCAAAGTGTTCCTGTTCCTCAATCATGTCGTTCAGGTATCGTATGCGGTTCTCATACCGCTGTCTTTTGTCTTTCGTACAGCACCCGCAGCCGTAGCAGTTTCCGTAGCAGGACGCTTCTAAATTCCAGCAACTTTTCTTCACTGAGAAGTCAATGTGGATTGCCGTGCCGTCTGGCATCTTTCCCCATACGCCCATTGGTCAGTCCTCCTTCTCCTTATCCAACACCCATATATCGCCTTGGCGATCATGGATGGTGTATTCTTCCATTACTTCCACAAAGGGCTTGGTGTCGTCTATTGTGGCGTATACGCGCTGTACATCATTGCCTCCATACAGAAAATACATGGCCGCGACGCTGAGCACGATGGA